AATCACAAAGCGGCTATTATGCAGAATTTTATTTAATAGATGGTCAGCAATTAGCACCAACAGAGTTTGGCGAAACAGATAGTGATTCAGGTATTTGGAAACCTAAAGCCTATGGTGGAACTTTTGGTGTACAGGGTTATCATCTTGATTTTGAAGATAGTTCAAATCTAGGGTTAGATGTAAGTGGTAATGGTAATAATTTTACAGCTTTATACAACATCACAGCAGCCGACCAAGCAACTGACACACCTACTAATAATTTTACTACTTGGAATACAATCAGATACTACAATGGTGGAGATACAGTTTTTAAAGATGGCGGAACTGTAGTAGATAATAATTTTGATGGTGGCTTTAGTGCTGTAAATAATAATATAAGAATCGGAAAAGGTAAGTGGTATGCTGAATTTCAAATTACTGTAAGTGGTAATGTTTTGATGAATGGAAATGTAGATGCCGATTATATTGATAATGACGTTAACGCCGCCTTTTACTTAGGCTCTCAATCTGATAAAACAGCAGGAGCAGGATATTATTCTTCAGGAACTACTGGCAATGATACTATTTACTACGAAGGAGGATCTGTAAGTTCAGGTGTTACAACTTCAACAGGAGATATAATAAGTGTTGCTATGGATTGTGATAATAATAAAGTTCATTTTGCTGTAAATGGAGCTTACACAAACAGCAGTAATCCAGCAACGAATACGAATGGTTTTGCAATGACTGACAACGAACAATATTTTGCTTTGGCTTCTATCGGAGTTAGAGACTACAAAGCAAATTTTGGTGGCTATACAGCATCATCAATCTCAAGTGCAGCAAGCGATGCTAACGGCTACGGAACTTTTGAATACGCACCCCCATCAGGCTACTACGCCTTATGCACTAAAAACTTAGCGGAGTACGGATAATGGCTTATACAAATATAGACGATCCTTCTGCATTTTTTCAGATTAAACTTTGGACAGGAACTGGCTCAAGCCAAACAGTTAATTTTGATGGCAATAGTAATTTACAAGCAGATTGGATTTGGCATAAAGAACAAAATGACACTAATGGCTGGCATCAAACTGATACTAGCATAGGAATTGCTAATTATCTTGCTACTCAAGATACTGCAGCTGCATACGCAGTAGGTAGTGCTTATGTATCTGGAATAGGTAGCAATTCAATTAGCTATGGTGGTGGTGATAGCTCTTTTAATTCTAATTCAGTAGCACAGGCTACTTGGGCGTGGAAAGCCAATGGTGGTACGACCTCAAGCAATACGGATGGCTCTTTAACCTCTACAGTACAAGCAAATACAACAGCAGGGTTTAGTATTGTTACTTATTCAAATCCTAGTACAAACGACAACACTATCGGTCATGGATTAGGAGTTCAGCCCGAGATAATTATTTTTAAAAATACAGTAGATGCTATCAACTGGTATGTTGCCAGCAAATATTTAAGCAACTATACGACTAAATATTTAGAACTTGATACAACTGATGCGGAACAGACTCATGCAGATGGTATGAACAGTACTGCACCAACCTCATCTGTTTTTAGTGTGGGTGGAATTTCAAGAACAGGCGACTCAGGGAATCTTGCAGTTGCTTATTGTTTTGCTAGCAAACAAGGCTACAGCAAGTTTGGCAAGTATCGTGGAAATTCTAGCACCGATGGTACTTTTGTCTATCTTGGATTTAAACCTAGATGGTTAATGATAAAATCAACACAAGCAGGTATGTCTTGGGATATTATAGATACTGCTAGAAGCACATCAAATGTAATGGATGATTATTTAACCGCCAATACAACTGATCCTCAAGGAACAAGTGCAACTAAAAATGTTGATTTTTTAAGCAATGGTTTTAAATGGAGATATAACAATAATACAAATTTTAGCGACCATACATACATCTACATGGCATTTGCAGAAAATCCATTCGTAACATCAACAGGCATACCAACAACAGCAAGATAGGAGTATAATTTTAATATGTGGGCATTAGTAGAATCAAATAACGTAACCAAGGTTTATACCAGACCTAAAGCAATTACCATTGGGGATATATCTTATCCGCAAAATATTTTTATGCTTTGGTCAAGTTCTGAGCTAGAAGCCATAGGTATTTATGAAGTTATAATAAACAACACCAATTATAAAGATCCTGAATATTACATTAACACCAATCAAACTTTTGCATTTGCAAGTGGAAAAGTAACTGCATCTTATGGTACAGCTACAGCAAGACCTTTAGATAATGTTTTGTTTACAGCAGACGATGAGCCTCTTCCAGAGGGAACATCTATTGGTGATGTAAAAACACCAGGAATTAGACCTCAACATTTAAAAGTTATTACAGATCAAGCCTATGGTTTACTTCAGCCTAACGACTGGTATGTGGTCAGAGAACAAGAAGCTGGTACAGCTATCCCTGCTGATTGGACTACTTTTAGATCAGGTGTCAGAACTACAGCAGCAGATATGCAAAGCAAAATAAACGCTGTAACAACTGTAGATCAGTTAGCAGCTTTGTATGTTTACAACGATGCTGAACCACCAGTTCGACCATTAGGTGAATGGCCAACTCCACCCGAGGAGTAAAACATGGCGTTACTACCCGTAACTCCACCACCAGGAATCGTAACCAACGGAACTGATTACTCAAACAAAGGGCGTTGGGTAGACAGCGATCTTATACGTTTTCAAAATGGTTCACTCAAACCTATCGGTGGTTGGGAAAAACTAAAAGATACAGCTCTTACTGGCACTCCAACAGGGATGTATGCCTATAAAACAAATGCAGGTAAAAATGTTTTAGCTGTTGGCACTAGACAAAAAATTTATGTTTTATTTGATGGTACTTGGTATGACATCACACCATCAGGTTTTGTAACTGACGCATCAGAGGATGCGCTAGGATTTGGTGCATATCAATATGGCAAAGAAGATTACGGAGATGCAAGAAGTCAATCAGGTTTATTTTTTGATTCTCAGTCTTGGTCTTTTGATAACTTTGGTGAACACTTACTCTTTTGCTGTGCAAGTGATGGCAAGATTTATAAATGGAGACCAGACTCAGGTTCAGGCTCACCTGATGCAGCAGGTATTGTTCTAACTAATGCTCCAATTAATTGTGCTGGTGTATTGGTTAGTAATGAACGACACGTTATCGCATTAGGTGCTGGTGGAGATCCAAGAAAGGTTGCTTGGTCATCAAGAGAAACTACAACAACATGGACAGCAGCTTCAACAAATACTGCTGGTGATTTACAAATACCAACAGGCGGTAAAATACTTAGTGGTATTAAATGGCAAACAGACATCGTAATCTTTACCGATACAGGTATTGCTAGAATTTATTACGCTGGATCACCTTTTATTTATGGTATTCAAGATGCTGGTACTAACTGTCGTGTAACAGGCCCAAGAACAGTTGTCTCGGCTGGTAACTTTTTAGCATGGATGGGTGAAAACGCTTTCTTTATTTACGATGGTAATGTTAGAGAGATACCATGCGAAACTCACGATTTTGTGTATGACAACTTACAATATAACTTCCGCAGGGTTTCATGTGGTGGACATAACTCAAACTTTAATGAAATTTGGTGGTTTTTTCCAACCTCAACATCAACACCTAATAAATACGTTATATGGAACTACGCAGAAAATACTTGGTCTATAGGAACTATGGATAGAGGTTGTTGGATTGACCAAGGCGTGTTTGACTTTCCGATTGCGTGTGATGCAGCAGGCTTTGTGTATCAGCATGAAAGCACAACATTAAGCAACTCAACAAACATTGGTTCTGCTGTTCCGTTTGCAACAAGTGGGCCTATTGAAATAGGCAATGGCGATAACTATGTACAATGCAATCAGATTATTCCAGATGAAGAGGCAAACACCTTACCTGGTGTAACCATTAGTTTCAAAGGTCGATTTACTCCATTGGGAGCTGAACAAGACTTTGGATCATTTACTTTTGAAACAGATGGCTACACGGATGCGAGATTTACAGGCAGACAAGTATCTATGACAGTTACAGGAACTACCACACAAGATTTTAAAGTTGGTAACATAAGATTAAGTTTAAAAAACCGAGGGCGTAGGTAATGGCAAGACGAGCCTTAACCAAGCCTGGTCAAGACTACGATGCTTCATACCAAAGCTATCTGGTAACAGAAATAGAGTACCGAGATGGTTTAACTTTTAAAAAAGGCGAACGAATTGAAGCCAATGGTGGCGATCAAACAGAAGTCGTTTTAGTGAGTCCAAATGGAACTAAGTACAGAATTAAAGTCGATAATAGCGGAAACCTCTCTACCACCCAAGTCGCGTAAGGAAGACTGGGAGGTAGAGTTTGATAGATGTGAGCATTGGATTTCTAGTGCAATTAAGCATCAAGACAGTTATAATCTAGATGATATTAAAGAAAAAATAGAGGCTGGGATATTTCATATTTGGGCTGGTAAAAAATCAGTCATGATTACAGAAATCGTGGAATACCCTAGAATGAAAGCCTTAAACCTACTTTTTTGTGGTGGTGATTATTCAGAGTTAGAGCAAATGTTGCCTAGCCTTGAACAGTTTGCCAAACATTTTGGCTGTAAAAGACTTTATGGCGGTGGCAGGAAAGGGTGGTTAAGAAAGATTAAACACCTTGGTTTTGAAACAGAATATTTAATTAGAAAAGAATTATGAGTAAAGGAAAAAGCACTACATCTACAACAACTGATCCTACCCAAATGAGGATCTATGAAGACCTATACAATAGGTCTAAGACGATAGCAGGGCAGCCTTTTGTACCTTATACGGGTGCAAGAGTAGCAGGATTTAATCCAGACCAATTAGGAGGTTTTGATGCAACTAGATCAATGTTTAATCAGTCAATGGCTTACAATCCAATGGCAAACATTAATGCGTTGGCAAACCAACCAGCACAAAGTTTATTAGATCCGTATGGTGGTCAATCAAACAGAATACAAGCATATCAAAACCCTTACAACACACAGGTTATTGACCAATCTACAGCCGATTTAGATAGAGCAAGATTGTTAAGAATACAAAGCGATCAAGACGCAGCTATTGGTTCTGGTGCATTTGGTGGTTCTAGGGCATCGTTATTAGAAGCTGAAACGAACAGAAACTTTGCTGATGCGGTGGCTAGAAACTCAGCTAACCTTAGACAGTCTGGTTTTAACAATGCAGCTCAACTAGCTCAAAACGACATGGGTAGAGATTTTGCAAATAGACAATTCCAATCAAACCTATTTTCAAACCAACTTGGCGATCAATACAAAAACCTTGGTTTGTTATCTGGAATGGGTGGACAACAACAACAACTACAACAAAGAGGTTTGGACACCAGTTACAACGAGTTTTTACGAGGACTCAATTATGGGCCTCAACAACTTGGCTTACTTGCTCAAGGTGTTAGTGCGCTACCTACGCAAACCGAAACCACATCACAAAGAGGAACTGGTATGGGTGATGTGCTAGGAACAGCAGCCAACTTATACGGAATGTACTTAATGGGCAGACCTACACCTACATAAATATTATGGCAATAAATTATTCACAATTTCCTTTTGCACCAATGCCACAAAACCCAATTCCAAGTTTATTAGCAAACCCTGGACAAACAGCAATGCAACAGCGTAACTCTACTGGACTGCTTAATTTAGATCCTATGCAAGTGCAACAAGCAAGAATGAGAAAAGGCGTTGCAGACGCAGAGGCGTTAAATAAAAGACAAATGCGAGGCAATATGTTTATGGCACTTGGAGATGCGTTTGCTGGTAGAGAAATGAACGCAAATTTCTTGGCAAGACAACAACATCTTCAAGCTCAAAAAGCTGCGGATGAAAAAAGAAAACAAGCCTTGGTATTAGGTGAGTCAGCTTACGACTACATTTTAAAAGAAACAGGCAACGCTGATATGGCAATGTTGGTAAAAAACAATCCAACACTTGCAAACGAAGTTATTAAAAATAGATTTGCAATAAATAAAAGCAATACATCAAATGAAAGATTTGGTCTATATAACAGCAAAACAGGTAAGCTAATAGGAACTGTTGCTAAACAAGACAGAAACAAAATATCAGAATACGAAAATGATCCAAATATTACTGTCGGTCAGTTAAGATCGCCAACTGTTACTGGTAATAAAACTGGCTCTGCATTACAAGTGGTTGATAAAGACAATAACTTTGTAAGAAATATAACAATGCAAGATTTTACACGAAATGGTTTAAACGAAGGTGAGAAATTGACAAACCTTCCAACTGGAACTGCTCCAGCAGACTCAGGAGATACCACAGACTTTGATCCTGTAAAAACAAAATATTTAGCAACCGAAAATATAATTTTACAAACTTCTGAATTAGCTAAACAATTTTTTGATCAGCCAAACTCTGCTTTAGCAATAGGTACAACATCTCAATTTGTAGATAGTATTATTCAAAACATAGATGCTGGTTCTAAAATTTTATCTAGTGCAAAAGATACAAAAGCCTATAAATTTATACAATCAAATAATAAATCTATTGAGGGTAACGATTTCGGAGATAGGGTTAAAGCAGCATCACAGTCAAGCGGTGTTGCAGAGTCTAGGATAAGAGATTTGGGTTACTTGTTTGCAGCAGCAAGAGGACAAGAAGGCAGAGGATTGTCCGATAAAGATTTTGAAAACGCTTTAAAAATTGTTTCAGGTGGTGTTGGTGCTGAAGGAAGAATTAAAGTTTTAGAGGATGTAGCCAATAGAATTAAAGGCGAGTTTGAAAGAAGTGTTGAATTTGATCTTAATATGAGTGAAGATCAAAATTACACTAACAAACTTAACAAACTTAAACCTTTGCCAATGTTTGTAAATCCAATAGTTACAACATCCTCTTCTAGCTCGGAAGTAGACGCATTGGTAGACCAGTATGCCGACTAAATTAGAAAGAGCAGAATCAGCTTTAATTAATGCACATAACGCAGGTGATAAAGAGGCTGCAAAATTATTAGCTAATCAAATAAAAACATTAAGATCTCAAGCAGACTTAGCCAAACTTGATTCTGTTATTGAAAATAGCAAACCAACCATAGCAGAAAGAGTAAAAGACGCTGGTATGTCTGCTGCATCTGCTGTTCCTACAGGAGCTAGTTATCTTTTGGGTATGCCTGGTGATTTAGAAAGATTAACCACATATATACCTGGAGATTATTCTAAAAACACAGGTGGTATTGATTATGGACAACCTGGTAACGATGAAGATATTGGAAGATCAACGACAGGTCGATACCTGTTTCCAGGTTCTTCTCAAATACTAAATTTTGCAGAACAACAAATTCCACAAATAAAACCTGTTACTCAATACCAACCAACAACAAATCTAGGTAGATATATAAAAACTGGTTTAGAATTTGCAATACCAGGACTTGCAGCCAAAACAAAAACTGCTGCAGCAGCAGGAACTAAACTTGGACTTGGTGGCGGTCTTTTGTTTCAAGGCACAGAAGATTTAACTGGTAGTACGGGTGCTGCTGCTGGTGTAACTATTCCGTCTATGTTTGCTGCAAGTTTATTTATGCGACCAAACACAGCAGCTAGATTAGCTAAAGATGCACTAGAAGATGTATCACCAGCAGAAATACAAGCTG